CGAAGCATGGGTGCGCCTCTCTGGCCACGAGATTAACATCCCGTCCATCGACCAAATCTTCCTCGTCATAACAATCCTCGACGAGAACGTGGTCATCCGCATGCAGCTAAACCCATACGGCAGACAATTCCCTGTCGTCATCGGTGGCCTATACCAAGACGCGCACAAGACGTTCGGCCAATCGCTCTACGACCTCATCTTGCCGATGCACGACATCGCAACATACCTACTTCGCTCCCGTATCGACAACGTGACGGCGGCGCTCAACAACTTAATCTTCGCAGACCCAACCCAAGTCAGCGTTCCAGACCTCATCGACCGCAATCCTTGGGGCATCGTCCGCACCATGCCAGGGTCTAAGCCTGGGGACGGCGTCTTCATTGCGCAAGTCCCAGACGTAACGCGTGGCCATTTCAACGACATCGCGGCGATGTCAGAATTAAAGCAGCGCGTCAGCGCGGCTTCCGATGCGCAGCAAGGTATGCCAACGGCAGACGGCATCCGAACGGCCACTGAAATCCAACGCTTAACACAACTCGGTTCCCAGCGTCTTGGCGTCCTTGCTCGCATCATGTCAGCCACAACCATCCGCCCGATGGTCCGCATGATGACGGCCAACATCCAAGACAGCCTTTCCCTTTCTGGCTCTATCAAGGTCGACAGCAGCAACATGCCCACCCAACTCGCCTCGATGGTGGAAGACGGGTATCTCGACTACGACGTGGCCAAAGATTTACAGGGCGACATCGACTATCTCGTTATCGACGGCACCCTGCCTGTCGAACCAACGCGCAACGCCGAAACATGGATGAACATGCTTCAGATCATGTCTCAGACTGGCCTGAACATGGAATACAACGCGGGTCAGATCGCAGAAGAAGCTATCCGCGCCATGGGCATCACCGACCTAGACCGCTTCCGCGTATCCAAGGAGCAACTCGACGCAGAGGGTATGTCACCCTCCCAGCAGTTGGCTCTAATGGAGAAGATGCGCGGTGCATCAGTACAACCCAATGAGCAAGTCCAGAACGAAGTGCAGAAGGGCAACCTCATTCCAATGTCGGAGGCTCGACGCGCATGAGCAAAGTAGCAGCACTCGCATCTCTATGCGATGCCAAAACAGTAGACTACGTCACGGAAGCCATCCGCGTGGCCGTAGCCGAACAGCAACTCGAAAACGTAAAACTATCAGAGCGCATCTCATCTCAACGCGCCGAGATCGAAGCGCTTATAGCCCGCATCGCGGAGCTAGAAGCGCACGCAAACTCGGCGTCTGGGGACGACAAGTACGCCCTTACTAAGGCAAAGTTAGTGCGTCTGATGAAAGAAAATGGATGGTATGACTAATGGGTATCACGCGTCCTACAGGTGAACAGCTTCGCTTCCGCTCGCAAAACACAGGCGACCACGTCCTCGATACATATCTTGAGGCGTCGGAGAAGGGTGGCCGCGCCCTAACAGACTTGCTTGATGACCTTTTCGACAGCAGCGGTGTCTTCCGCGCTGCGAACTTTGAGTTTCAGTTCGATCCATCCGTCGACAAAATCCAGTTCCGCGCAGGCAACTTCGCCACCCCATCCGCTGGCTGGACCGACATTACAACATTCTTCAACATTACTGGCACCTTCAACGCGGCCACGACGTACCAGAACTTCGACCTTGCGACGACATCCGACAAAGACGTCTATATCGTCCACGGTCTATCATCTGGCTCGACCTTCGCAAACGAAGCAGCCTTTATCGCATCTTCCAATACAACCCGCATCGTTGACGTGTCTGAAGCACGCGACTGGGCCAAAAAGACTGACGGCATCGTAAGCAGCACCGATTATTCCTCCAAGGCGTGGGCAATCGGTGGCACTGGCGTAACCAACTCAGCAACAGGAGGTGCAGCAAAAGAATGGGCTATCAAAACAAGTGGGACGGTCGACGGGACCAATTATTCTGCGAAGTATTGGGCAACCAGCACAGACGTTGTAACTGTGTCCACCAACATCGCAGATGTGACTACTGTCGCGACCGACATCTCCAACGTAAACACAGTCTCGACAAACATATCGAGCGTAAACACGACATCTTCTAACATTGCAGACGTCAACACGGTCGCCGCCGAAATCGGCGTCGGCCAAGACGTCACAGTTGTCGCAGCCGACCTGTCTGGCACAGACACCATCGGCACAGCCGCAACCAACATCGCGAACATCAACACGACCGCTGGCTCTATCGCAAACGTCAACACCGTCGCAACTGACATATCCAACGTCAACACGGTGAGCGGCAGCATTGCGAATGTAAACACTGTCGCGCCATACGTCGGTTCGGGCAACGACATCACGGTCGTCGCGGCACAAATCACCAATAACAACCTGCAAACAATCGCAGCAGACATCGCAGCCGTCATCACAACGGCCAACGACCTGAACGAAGCTGTTTCAGAGATCGACACTGTCGCAAACGCAATCGCCAACGTCGACACGGTCGGCGCCAACATCGCCAGCGTCAACACAGTTTCGACCAACATTGCCAACGTGAACACAGTCGGCACAGACATTTCCAACGTCAACACCGTCGCAACAAACCTTGGCGCGGGCAACGACGTGACCGTCGTCGCTGCGAACATCGCAGACGTAAACACTGTCGCGGGCATCAGCGCAGACGTAACGACCGCAGCAACCAACTCGGTCCAGTTCAACAACACCTATCTTGGCGCACAATCCAGCGCCCCAACTCAAGACCCAGACGGCTCCGCTCTCGACGTCGGCGATCTATACTTCGACACCACATCCAACACCATGAAGGTGTACTCGTCTTCTGGTTGGACAAACGCTGGCTCCTCAGTCAACGGCACAGCGGAACGCTTCACTTACACAGCGACCGCAGCCCAGACCACATTCACTGGCGCAGACGACAACACAAACACTCTGGCCTACGACGCTGGCTTCCTCGACGTCTACATGAACGGCGTCAAACTGGTGAACGGCTCAGACTTCACCGCGACCAGTGGCTCCTCCATCGTCCTCGCTTCTGGCGCAGCAGCCAACGACACACTAGAAATCATTGCCTACGGCACATTCACTCTGTCAAACCAGTCGATCAACGACATGACAGACGTCTCAACCTCTGGCGTGGCGAACAACAGTATCCTTGCTTATAACAGCACGAACTCGCAGTTCGAGCCAACAGACGCCCCAACTTTTGCAAGCCTCACCGTCTCTGGCTCTGTAACAGGAGACCTCACAGGCGACGTAACAGGCGACGTTACAGGCAATGTCACGGGCAACGTAACAGGCGACGTCACTGGTGATGTAACGGGCAACCTTACAGGCAACGTAACAGGCAACCTAACTGGCGACACAATCGGCACGCACACAGGCGCAGTAAATGCCACAAACGTAACAGTAACTGGCGTCGTAACTGGTAATGTAACAGGTGATGTTCTTGGTGATGTCAAAGCCAACAACGGCACTGTCATCTTGGACAGCGGCACCAATGGCACAGACGCAGCTTACACAGGTAGTGTAACTGGTGAGGTTGACCTATCCGCACTAGCAGCCACCATATCCGACACAGCCGTAGACATCTTTGTGTACGACACCCGCAAGGACAGCGATGGCGGTGCATGGCGTAAGCGCACACAGCATACCTCATGGTATAACGAAACCTTGAACACTGCCACCCGTGGTAGCCGTAAGGAGTTCCCTGCGGTTGCTGTGATTGTGGCTGAACAAGAGCAAATCACAATATATGACGGTGATGACCCAGACTTACCAATGTGGATGGTCTGCAATGTAAGTGGTACTAATTACTGGATCAGGTCTGGTGGTGACACTCGTTCGCTTTTCGCTATGAATGGCATTCTAATGGCGGGAGCAAGCGGTGGGAATGTAGGTGATAGTTTACTTTCCCGTATGGATTTTCTGAAGGATCGACAAGAGCGGCATTTTGATGGTGGCGTTCATCAGGTAGGCTCAAACACGGTTGCAGAAAGAAATCAAAGTCACAATACGTCATATGATGGGGGCCAAAACATAGTATCCCGTTACGTCAACGATGTAGCCATGACCGTGCTACCCAACGCCCCGATTGATGCAGCTACGGGCTTACCTGTGCCTACGATTGCAGTGGCAACTGATGGTGGTGTCAGTGTTATCAAGGATGATGGGACTGTTGTTGATTTAAAGACAACAAATACCTACACAGGCGCAAATAAAATAGAATTTACTAAAGAAAACAAATTAGCGTTTTCAGCACAAAATAGTGGTGGTCAACAACAATATTACAACTATGTGATAGACAGTATACCTTCATCTGACGAAACACTTAGTAACTGGCGAGGTAGTAGTGAACGTGTCTATGAAACGCTAGTTGGCACTGTACAATATTCTGCTGTTGTTTTAAACCCCATAACGTACACAAACCCAGGTGCAAATGTAATAGATGCAACGCCCACAGATTATGGCCTTGCCGCAGGTTTTAATAGCAGATTAACAGCTATCTTAGAAACATCTGAAATTAATAACGAAAATGCAGGTGCTTATATTACCTCCGACTACAACACAGGTTGGATGAACGGCAATATAAAACTCGCCACCCTGTCCGACACTGATGATACTGACGTTGTTGGTAGTGAGTTGGTGACGAATGGTACGTTTGATAGTGATGTTTCTGGGTGGAGTGGTTACAGCGGCGGCTCCATAACATGGTCTAGTGGTTCTGCTGTAATTGCAGGGAATGGCTCAAATTTTAATGGGGGCGCACAACAAACTATTAGCGGCTTAGTGTCTGGGGAAACATACGTTCTTACAATCACAAAATCCTCAGGGTTTAACCTAAAAGTAGATTTGCCGCAGGGGAGTTATCAAACCTCTAGTGGTACAGGAACTTTCGTATACACTTGGGTAGCAGACGGTGGCGACAGCACACTATTAGTTCAGTGTAATGCCTCAACTGTTGGTGCCACTGTTACGGTTGATGACATTTCCATCCGCAAAGCTGAAGAAGACCGCAGCGTGAACGGCAATGGCTTACAGGTGTTTGGCACTGTGACCAAGAACCCTGTGGCTACTGGTGCTGATCTGGTGGCGTATAGTGGGTGGTCTGGTAGTAACTATCTGAGCCAGCCGTATAATAGTGATTTGGACTTAGGAACGACAGATTTTTGCGTAATGACTTGGGTTAAACGAGGCGCACCACCTTCTTATGCAGGTATAATCTCATATGGTAATGGCGACAATACAACAAACAAAGGTTGGCTTGTTAGGGTTTCTACAAGTTATCGTGTAGAGTTTAGGTCTGATGTTACTGGCGGTGGATCACTTATAGCACCTTCAGGAAATGCACTTGAAAGCACATGGACGCACGTTTGCTTTGTACGCTCTGGAAGTACCTTGTCGCTATATCAAAATGGTAAGTTCGTAAATTCAACAACTGGGTATACTGCTGATTTAGAAGCTGGCACGTCTGCAACTCTTGATATTGGCACAAACGTAGCAAACGACAGCTTAAATGTAACTACAAACTCTTTTGTTGGCTCTTTGGCTCTAACTCGCATCTCAGCCACAGCCCCATCCCCAGAACAGATTGCTAAAATCTACGAGGACGAGAAGGTGTTATTCCAAGAGAATGCCCAAGCCACGCTATACGGCTCCTCTGATGCGGTAACAGCTTTGGCCTATGACGATAGCACGAACCTACTTCATGTGGGTACAAGCGCAGGACGTTCAGTGTTCCAAGGGCTACGACGAGTAGACAATACAACAACCGCTGTCGGTGCAGCAATTAGTGCATCAAATGGCC